AGGTCAGAAAAGAGGCTAAGAATCCGGCCAACTTTCTGTCGATCAAGATCAAGTTGAAATGAAACAGTTTACAAACCGCAATTGAGCGGTGAACAATTGGGAGGACTACTATGTCAACAGAGAACTCTGTGACAACCGAAAACGCGAAAGCGAACGGTCAGACAACTGTGAACGCCGAGAATGAAAGTGATCTGAAGTCTCAGCTTGCGCGATTGGAACAGACCAATCAACGCTTGCTCAAGGAATCTCAGGAACACAAACTCAAGGCGCAAAAGGTTTTAGAGGAACGGGAACAGTTTGAGCAAGACCGCCTTAAAAAAGAGGGTGATCTTGACGGTTATGCCAAGCGCATTGCTGAGGAAAACAACAAACTGAAATCTGAACTCTCTGGCATTCGATCCAAGGTTTTGAAAGCAAACATCAAGACTAAGGTTTCAAAGTTCGCTGGCGAGGTTCACGATCTTGACGATCTCCTAAACCAATCACAGTTCAAAGATATTTTGCAACGTGGAATCAACCAAGATGACCTTGATGTTGATGAGGCGGCGGCGCAAGAGTACGTTCAGGCAGTCCTTAAGAACAAGCCTTGGTTACGGAAACCAGTCGGTGGAATGGGTGTGAACACAACCAAACCAGGAATGAACTCGGCGGCATCGGTGACAGGTGGCCCAAAGAATCTGTCTGACATGTCCACAAAAGACCTGATTGAACTAGCGAAACAAACCGCCCAGAAGGGCGCTTAAACAAAGGATAGAAAATGGCTGACGCAATTCATGGTAACACACAGATTGGCCCAAGCAAGCAAGACGTGATTGCTGCCTTGGTTCAGAAAGAACTCAAGTTCGCTGCAAAGCTTTCACCATACTTCACTGACCTTTCATCTCTTGCAATCAAGGGTTCAAAGTCAGTCACCATCCCAAAACTCAGTTCATTCACAGCGACAAACCGCGCAAGCGCAACCGCTGGTGACGCCACAGTATTGAGCGCAAGCGGGGATAAACTCGACCTCGACATCAACGCCTACGTCGCTTGGATCATCGACGAATCAGACGCTGTGCAAAGCACTATTGATTGGGAACTCATGACCGTACAACGCGCAGCCAGCGCCCACGGTCGCAAGTTTGATGCGGAATTGATCGCTGAAATCTACGCCTCAGCTGCTGAGGTTGCTGGTGCAGCTGGTAACATCAGCCGCGACAAGGTTCTTGAGATGCGCCAATACATCCGCAAGAACCACGGCGATCTCATGAAGTCTGTTATCTGTGTTGCTCCTGACCAAGAGACAGCTTTGCTTAAGATTGATGAGTTCACCCGCGCTGAGGTTTACGGTCAGACCGTGATCCAGTCAGGTGTGTTCGGAATGCTTTACGGTGTTCCGGTCCTCGTGCATGATGGCTTGTCTGACGGTCAGTTCTTCATGGCTGAACAGTCTGGTCTTTGCTACGCGCTCCAATTGGGCCCGAACTACTCTGAGCAGGGTGCCAACGAGTTCGGTGCATTGAGCAAGCGCCGCGCCATGGATCAATTGTTCGGTGTGAAAGGTTTGCAGATCGACGGAACTGCATCAACGCCATCTGGCAAGTCTTCACTCATGATCACGAACGCCTACTAGATAAATGAGTGGAAACCTTTCCATAGTTCCAAATTTTGTTGCCGCTTCGACTCCTGATGAGTTGAGGCGGCAATGCCTTATTGTTTCCATTCGCATTGGTCATCAGGTGATGTTCGATCCACCAGTATGGGTTGAGTCACAAGGGAAATGGTTTGCTTGGTTCCGCGAGGAATACCTGCCACCATCAAAGGTCATTCCGAAAAAAGTTTGAGGTCACATGAGTTTCCCATTTGAACTCAAAGAGATGATGGCAAAAGCGTTCCGACAATCAGGAACCAACACAAGCGTTTCCGTCACCGTTGATCCAGGTTCACCAATCCCTGTTGAGTTTGCCGAGAACATAGCAGTCCAGATTCTAAAATCACCTGACAGAAACAAGGTCTATTCATGGGCAGATTTTGGATCAAAAAATGAGCGCGTGACATCGGTGGTCTACACCGCACCAAGCGTTGGCGCTTACATCCTAACAAAGACATTTTCCTATTCACTTTCTGGTAATGCCTATAGGCTTGATAGTGAAACATTGGTTTTAACCGGAGCTTAAAATGAAATTAGCCGATCTTAGATTGCTTGAAAGCGTTGGTGGCACATACGATCAGAACCGAACCACTATTCAGGGACGGGTAAGCCAAAGAACAATCGACTCCAAGCCTGTTTTGGGACCATCTCCCACTAGGTTCTTGGACGTGTTCTCAGACACAGCTGGTGCATTTACTCCAACCACCACAATGTTTGCAACTGACAATGGGCGCGTGTTCATGATCGGTGCCATTGCGGGCGGTGCCTTGCCAGTTGTTTGCTACGAGATCAACCAAGTCACTGGCGCTCACACCTACGTTGGGCGAGTCAACATCGCCGTTCCGTCATCTCCCTTGATTGTACACACAGTGCGATCCATCAAAGTGATTGATAATGGTGTGTCTGGCTGGAAAATCTACGTTATCGCGACCGGGACAATTCTTTTCGGTGGGTCTGGTGTATTGCTTGCGAATAACATTGCAAGAGCGGACTTCTCACAAGTCTCTCCCCCTACAATCCCCTTCGCTACCGGCAACAACCAGAAAGCGGTCTACCAGCTTGGTCGTCTTGCCTCACTCGGCTCTCGCTCCATGACGATCACGCTGGGCACGCCCGTGAAGTTTAACTTCACCGCCCACGGTCTCAGCAACAACGATCAAGTCTACTTCACCTCTCAGGTTGGTCCCGCTTGGACATCGTCCACATTTGCGGTCAACACTAAGTATTTTGTTCGTAACGCTGGTTTAAATGATTTTGAACTGTCAGCAACCTTTAACGGTCCATCTATCGGTGCCGCCGCTGGACCAACCTCTGTTGTGATGCAGCCACTGAACCAAGAGATTGATGCCTTCGGTGCAATCATCGACGTGGCAGCAAACCGTCTCTACACGCACGTGGGAACCGCCGCCAACCCACAATACTTTGTGCGAGACACCTCAGTCGCTCCAACTTACTCACCCTTAACCGTTGACGTAACCTCGGGAACCCCTGCCAAGATTGGACTAGTCGCTCACGGCTTGACAGAAAACGAACCTGTTCAATTCCTTGCAGGAACATTGCCTGCTGCGTTTGCATTAAACACAACATACTTTGTGCGCGTTGTGACAGCGAACGACTTTGAATTGTCGCTCACCGCTGGCGGTGCTTCGATTAACGCATTAACAACATCTATAGGTGTAACGCTTGGAAAGGCATTTGGATACACCAACTCTCAGTGGCTACACCAGACAAGCATTCTCCCAGCAATCACTGGTACACTTCTTGCCACAGCTGACGTTGATGCCCTTGCCAATCCAGTCAATGCCCCATTGAACGGTTCAATCCTGAACGGTCAGAAGTGTGCTTTCTTTGCAACATCGTCCAACCTTTACTTGGGCAGACTTGATGAGTTGACCGCTGGCGCAACAACATGGCCATCACTCACAACATCGAACATGCTCGGATTGCCGTCCCAAATTGTTGCACCTGTTGTTGTTTCTGCCTCTTGGTCCGATTCACTTGATCACGCCATTGTGTTAATCGGTCAAGCAGCAACCAACGCATTCAGGTTCATGCTCAAGAAGGTTGAGAATAATAAACTCACTGCGCTTTTCGGTGACTCGTGCATGGAGTTCTTTGAGACAACCACCAAGGAAGCTTATGAGATGCGCCCATCATTGCCCTATCTCAACTTCACGAATAACTCTGGATGGTTGTTTGGTCTATCTGGCGCAACAGGTCAGAGAGGTGTCTTTGCTTCAGACGTAAGATCAGACACGCTTTTTGACTTCTCTTATATTGTCTCAAAGGTCTTGAGCATTCCACAAAATGCCATCATCAAGTCTGTGGACGTGAAAAGAGAACTGATCAGAACTGGTGGTGAGATTGACGTAAAATACCGTCTAAGCGGGTTTGCATCCATCTCAAACGGATGGACATTGCTTGACGCTGATCAGGAGTTATCACTGGCAGCAGGTAGTCAGATTCAATTCAGGCTGGACTTCAGAAGTCACTCAGCCGACAAGACAAGTCACGTTCAAGTTTCTGACTTGCTTGTAGGTTACGAGGCAGCTGAAGAACTCTCTGACAACTGGGAGTACAGCTTTGACGACTCATCATCTGCAATTCCTACTCGTGTTGGTTTCAGGCTTAAAAAGGCTTATGCCGCCGCAGTACCTTCAACACTCAGCTTCAGAGCATTTGACCTGAGCGGTGTTCAGCTTGTTGGTCACGACATCACGAACGAAGCATCTCGATTCCAGTATTCAACTGACGGTGGTTCAACTTGGTTGCCACTTGGAACAATCTCAAACACTGTTGGGACACTTGTTCGCTACACCTTCTTGAGTCCTCCAGGTGTTGATATTCGCCCGAGTCTAAAGGATAGCTAAATGAGCAATCTATTGTTTTTCGAGGGTGGTGTTCAAGGCACCTCCCTCGGGATTGAAAGACCGAATCACCTTGTGACTGGTGGTTCATTTCAAGGGACATCTCAGGCGTGCATTGTGGACATCACGCCACCAGTGTTCTCTGGGATCACATTTGTCACCAGAGGCGCACTCGGGCAACTAAGAGCGTTCTGGGGTTCAGCAACTGACGCAAGCCTCCCAATTAGATATGAGGTTTATATCAAGGCAGACACCAACTCTGACCTGTTCAATCCGTCAAACATCGCCATTGTGACAACACAGGTTCAGGCAGATTTGTTCACTATGCCTGGTGGTTCACTTTTGCAATCTGGCACAACTTACCATGTCGGGGTCAGAGCGGTTGACGGGGTTGGCAACAGGGACGCCAACACAATTTCATTGTCACAGACATCATCCGGCATCCTTGGCATCACATCAGCACAAATCTCTGGTGTGTTCGCGGTCAATACATCAAGCGAACTGATTGCGTCATTCTGGGTCACTGACCTTGAGGGGACCATCAATGATCCAGGTCGCCTTGGGCTTGCCTCTTATGCAATTTACGACAGTTCAGGAAACTTAGTTTCAGGAATGAGTGAGACCGGAATATCTGCTGACGCGCAGGGGTTCTATGAGATCACGCCTGTCCCTAGCAATCTGAGCTTGGACAACACCTATTACACGGTCAAGGTGACCATTCCTGTTGATGGCATCAGCATCACCTACAATCTGCCTGTGACCTATCCAGAGGCTGGACCGGTCTATGAGGTTTGCTCAGTGTTTAGCATCAGCGCAATCAACCAGCTTGAGGGTTCATTCTGGGTCATCAAGAATGGCGAAAAGATCACGTCTGCACTTGGCACAGCATCAATCACTGTGCGTGATAGATTGGGCGCAACTGTTGGGATTTCACAAACTGGAATCACGGCAAACGCTCAGGGCCTGTTCGCTATGGCACCCGCATCAGCATCAAACATTTTTGACCTGAACTATTACACGGCTGAAATTTCAGTAGTTGCTGATGGTGTTTCTCGTGTCGGTGTTTCAGGGATTGTGGTGGGTCAATAGTGAGGAAAATAAGACACACAAACCGAACCAATGTGATTCTCAAGGATGGCGTTGGGAACGTAAGGACCAACTCAAATTCATGCGTTTCTTACATTCAAAGAAATGTTCCCAGAGCAATCAATCTTGATGTCTGGGCAAAGTTTGATGAGGAGAATTTCAACGGTATAAGTGTGCTTGCGAACCTCAATGATGACCTGAGCAACAAAGCCATCGGGACATGCGAGGTCACAGTGTACTCAATTGCTCAGGGCAATTCATGGAACCAGACACTCGTGGCAACAAAGACAGGTGCGGCAACCGCCAATGGCACCGTGATTGATTTTAGCGCGAGCGAACTCCCTTCAATTCAGGGTGATGTTACTTTGAAGCTTTCCGTCAAAGCCACAAGACTTGGAAAGACGTACTATCACACAGGCTATTTCAACCATCTGGGTTCCCTTGAGGTGATGACCAAGAACAGAAACAGAATCAAATTCTTGGAACTCACAAAGGTTGATGAATGACGTTTGTTTTTCTGCACCACTCCCATGGTTCATCAAAGAAATCGACAATCAACAATGAGCGCCTTACCATTGAAAAGTAAAGGGTGAACCATGCTTGAGATTTACGCTGACGCTGAAAACATTTCACAAGACATGGAATCATTCACGAGTGATTCATTGCAGATCATAATTCCAGTTGGTGGCGCTCTTGACCTTGGTTACTACAAGCCGATCAATGCAATCTGGATTGAGATTCTTGCCAACACCGTTGCAAAGAACTTTTCGATTAAGTACTTCAACGGATCAGCGTTTGCTCAGATCACAGAGGCAGTTGACACCACCAAAGACCTTAAGCGGTCAGGCTGGCTTAAATGGCAACGCAACCTCACCAATGAAACAAAAACAACCCTGCATGGAAAGTCTCTCTTTTGGTACAAGCTTCAACTTGAATCATCAGCGAACAATCCGACCACAATCGAATTTGAAGGGATCAACTTGGTCTTTTCAAATGACGATGACCTCAGCGAGGAGTTCCCTGGAATCAGCGATCTCTTGCCTGAGGGTCAGGTCTCATTCATCAACTTCCACCAGGCAGCGCGTAAGGACATCATCACCCATTTCAGGAACCAGGGTAAGTTCATTGGCACAACCAATCCCAAGCTGATTGACCAATGGGACCTGCTGGACTTCACAGAGGTGCGTGAGGCGTCAAAATTCCTTGTGCTTTCCAAGATCATGCAGTGGCGCTCTGATGCCACTGATGACAAGTTCTATCAAAAACACCAGGACTATCTAGCAAAATACGGTGAAAAAATCAGCCTGGCTTTCCTCTCTCTGGATTCAAACGATGACGGCAAAGAGGAGCCTGCTGAGAAAACGGCTATCAACATCATGACAGTGCAACGCCTATGAACTCAGTTCAACAGATCGTCACAGCATTGCTTGCCTCGCTTGCCACATTGTTGCCAGGTTATGAGCAGGCCAAGTTTCAGTGGGAGATGACTAAGAACACCACTAAGAAACCTGTCTTTGCTGTTCGCGCTGTTGCCGGTTCAAACGTGTCTGGCACCAACAACGCCATCACCATTGACCAGTCGTTTGAGGTTGAGTTGATGAGGACCTGGAAAGGTCAGGCAGGAACAAAGGACTCTGATCTGGACACACAGATCATGACCATGTTCTCTGATGGTGAGGTGGTCTGGCGCTCAACATTCTTGCGTCGCCTGGACATTGATCCAGGTCAAGTTCTCTTGGTTTCGGTGGTTGATATATCGGAACCAGCAATCGACAATGAAAACAACACTGTTGGGCTTGTGATCACCTTCACGGTGAAATACCGAACAGCAATTATTTAACTT